GGCGTCTGGGTTTCGGCAAAGTCGATTCCTGGACGTGCTTTTTATTTTGAGACTTATCTTCCACAGTATGGTGCAATCTTTGATAAGTTGCCCATCAGTGCATTTGTGAGGACACCAAACACTCCAGACCCCGATCTGGATCTTCCTAATCTGCAGTTCTGGAACTGTATGGATTATGGTGTTACTTGTATGAATAAGGGATTCATCTCATCAATGGATGCAGAAGTCTTCTCTCGGGATCATGGATTCATCAAGGGTCAGTATTTGTTTACTCTTGACAATTATCATGCGAACCCTGACGTGGTGGATAATAACGTCAGTGAGGTTCCACAAGAACACAAGTCACATAACTGTATTGAATTAGAGAACGGTCAGTTTGCTCTTTATCCTAATAACAGGATGAGACTGTATGATCTGTCCATCACACCAGAAAAACCATTGATGCCTGACTTCAAGGTGTCAACTGTTGAGTATCAGGTGGAGAACGGTGTCCGTTGGGGACGACTGGGTGACACGGATGATTATTATTGGCAGACTGAAGAAGAAAAGACATCCTTATATAAGGACATAAATTATTAAAGGGATAGGAACCCCTTAAAAAGTTCTGATTTCATTGCAAATCAGGAAGCACTATGCACGACTTTTTAGACAACGAAGGCAACCACATGCATCAGAAGATGCTCCGTGAGATTGCAAATGACAAGCACACACCAAAGAAGCATGACTTCTTGGTTCAGAAGGAACTTCATGAGAAGATCCGCAATGATGAGGATTATGATGATTGGGAGTATGGAACAGAACCCATCCCCCTAACCGAATTTTAACCCCATAAATAAGGTTGAATTGTTGTAAGTACATCTGTGCCAATTCAACCTGCACAAAGGACCAGCAGTGGTTTTAAAGATATCAGTGCTTCATTTCAGATCAATCCAATGAATGATGATCTGATTGCACTGAAAAATGAGAATGCGATTGCTCGTGCTCTCAAGAATCTTGTGCTGACTGTTCCTGGGGAGAAACCATTTCAACCTAGTGTTGGTTCTAATGTTTCAGCACTCCTGTTCGAGAACTTTGATAAACTCACCGCTGATTCCATTCAGTCGGAGATTGAGTACACAATTAACAACTTTGAACCTCGTGTGGAACTGAATCAGGTCACAGTTGAAGCGGACTTCGATAATTATGAATTCAACGTAACTGTTGAATATTATATTGTTGGTATCGATGTTCCTGTACAACAACTCACCTTTGCCTTAGAACCCAACAGGTAAAATGCCGTTAGTTAATTTTAGCAACGTAAACTTTGATCAAATTAAGCAGTCCCTCAGGGATTACTTAAAGGCGAACTCAAACTTTACCGACTATGACTTTGAGGGATCTAATCTCTCAACGATCATCGATGCACTCGCTTATAACACATACATCACTTCGTACAATGCCAACATGGTGTCGAACGAGGTGTTTCTTGACAGTGCAACTCTAAGGGAAAACGTTGTCTCTCTGGCCAGGAACATTGGGTACGTTCCTAAGTCCAGAAAGTCTGCTGTTGCTAATATCTCTTTCTCTGTTGATGCTTCTGACACTGACGCGGTTACGTTGACGCTGAAGGCAGGAATCGTTGCTCTTTCGAACAAACAGTTTAACGGCACATCATACGTCTTTTCAATCATCGATGACATCACAGTTCCTGTTGAATCCACAGGAGTTGCGTTCTTTAATAATGTCAACATCTATGAAGGGACTTACGTCACTCAGAACTGGACAGTCAGTTCCCGTAATCCCAACCAAAGATATTATCTGACAAACAGTGGAATCGACACATCACGTCTTAAAGTGGTGGTTCGTGAGTCAGAACAGTCCACTGTAAGTCGCACTTATGCTCAATTCAGCTCGTTGGTGGGTGTGACACCTACAAGCACAATCTATTACCTTCAAGAGGCACCTGGAGAGCGCTACGAACTCTTATTTGGTGACAACGTATTTGGTGCCAAACTCCAAGAACCCAATTATGTCACAGCAAATTACTTGACTTGCAGTGGTTCTGATGCAAATGGTATCGCAGCGTTTACTTACGCTGGACGACTGGTTGATAATGATGGAACAGTCGTTACCAGAGGAATTTCTCTGCTTGCAACGAACTCCTCATCACAAGGTGGAGCAGCAATCGAAAGCATGGATTCGATTCGTAAGTATTCTCCACAGATTTACGCATCACAAAACAGAGCAGTAACTGCTGCTGATTATGAAGCAGTTGTTCCTCAGGTTTATCCTGAAGCAGCATCTGTCTCTGCTTTTGGTGGCGAAGAACTTGACCCACCTGCTTATGGTAAAGTTTTCATCAGCATCAAACCTTACAATGGTGTTTATCTTTCCAGTGAAATTAAGCAGAATCTTCAAGCACAACTGAGAAAGTATTCTGTTGCTGGAATCGTTACAGAAATCGTCGATCTCAAGTATCTTTATCTTGAGTCGGACAGTCGTGTTTATTATAACAGCAACCTTGCTTCTTCCTCTGCAGCGGTAAAAGCAATCGTCAATCAGAACATTGTCAATTACGCTAACTCTTCACAACTCAATCAATTTGGAGCACGATTCAAGTATTCCAAATTCCAGAATGTAATTGACAACAGTCATGAAGCGGTGACCTCAAACATCACCAACATCTCAATGAGAAGAGACATGGCTGCTCAGTTGAACACATTTGCTGAGTATGAGATTTGTTATGGAAACAGATTCCACATTAAGAATCACGGACACTCCTCTGTATATAATGGAACCATCATTGGTTATAACATCAAGTCTTCTGGTTTCAAAGTCAGTGGAATTAGTGAGACTGTTTATTTTGGTGACACGCCTAACCCCGATCAAAAATCAGGATCAATCTTCCTCTTTAAATTGAACTCTTCGACTCAACCAGTCGTCGTTAAGAGAGGAATCGGAACCATTGATTATGTTAAAGGTGAAATCAAACTGAATCCAATCAAAATTCTTTCGACGGTTATTACTAAAGGACAACCAGTCATTGAGATTTCCGCAACTCCTTATTCGAATGATGTGATTGGTCTGCAGGATCTTTATTTGCAACTGGACACCACAAAGACAACTGTCAACATGGTCATCGATGGAATCGACTCCGGAGATGATGTTTCAGGAAGTAATTATGTTGTTTCTTCCAGTTATGCCAATGGAAGTCTGGTTAGAGGTCCAATCGTCGTTGAGACAACACAAAGCACCTCAACAGGCACTGCAGCGGTAACAACAACGACAACAGTAACCACCAGTCCCACAACCACAACCTCCAGTAGTTCCTACTAAAAACTGTGGTAAATAATAACACTAGAACCTTTAAGTAGGAAATGGCAGTCGATAGAGTAAGGATTCAGGATATCATCGAGCACCAACTCCCCACTTATGTGAGGGAGGATTTTCCTCTGCTTGGAGAGTTCTTAAAACAATATTACTTGTCCCAGGAAGTTGATGGGGCAACTTATGATTTGATTCAAAATCTAGATCAATATGTAAAGGTTGATGAGTTGTTCAATCTCACAACCACAACAGTTCTTGCTTCTAATGTTTCTTACACAGACCAGACTATCACCGCTGATGTTTCTGGTAACTTTACTTATGGTTTCCCCGAAACAAACGGTCTGATTCAAATTGATGACGAGATCATCTTTTATGACCGCAAGACAGATTCGGCGTTTGAGGGGTGTACAAGGGGTTTTAGCGGGGTTACAGATTACGTTGGGTCTAACACCCCCGACCAGCTGGTATTTAAATCTACAGAGGCAGATAAGCACACTGCTGGTGCCACAATTACCAACCTGAGCATTCTCTTCCTTCAGGAGTTCTTCAAGAAACTCAAGTATCAATTTGCTCCTGGTTTTACTCAAAGAACTCTTTTCTCTGGATTGGATCAGAGAAATTTTGTCTTTGGTCTTGACAGTTTCTACAATTCTAAAGGAACAGAGGAATCTTACAAAATTCTTTTTGGGGCACTTTATGGTGTTCCAGTTGATGTTATTCGTCCAAGTGAATTTCTTCTTCGCCCATCCAATGCTGATTACAAAGTCACTTCAGATTACGTCGTTGAAACGATTCAGGGTGACCCACTCCAACTGCAGAATCTGACAATCTTCCAGAAGTCAACTGAGGCAAGAGGTTCTGTCACCAATGTAATTCCGATTGATTATGATCAAGGTCAATATTATCAAGTAAGCATCGACGCAGGTTTTGACAGAGACATTGACGTTCAGGGTACTATTTTTGGTGAGTTTAAAGTTAACCCAAAAACAAAACTGCTAAACACCGTCTCGGCAGGTTCAACCATTCTGGATGTTGATTCCACAGTTGATTTTCCAGTCAAAGGTGATTTGGTCACAACAGACCTGGATGATAACATCATCAATCTGTCTTACAACGGCAAGTCATCAACACAACTTCTAAATGTCACTGGTGTTGATTATCAAATTAACGAAAAGACCGACATTCGCTTTGATGATTATTCTTATGCTTACGTTGGGATTAACACGTCGAATGAAATCAGAGTTCGAGTTGCTGCTTCTCTGAAGGATTTCAAACCAAACGGAAACACTTACGGTTACCTCACAGGAGACATTGCTGAGATTCAGTCTCTTGGTTATGAGTCCTCAACAGAACTGGCAAAGAACTGGTTCCACAACAACAAAACAAGTTGGACCGTTTCAAGTGTAAGTCTTGTTGACTCAACAACTAACTCGTATAACATCGAAACCTTTGATGTCCATGAGTTTAAACCTGGATATTCTCTGAACCTGATCAACACAATCACTGGACAAACAGTCGGAGCAACTGTTCTCAGAACAACTGGAGCAAAGTCTGTTGTCGCAAGACTGACTGGAGTTATTAATGTTAATTCTTCTTATACGGTTGAACAACAGATCCTCAAAGGAAGATCTGCATCTTACACACAACTGAATGATTTTTATGCCAACGTTCAAAACACTTACACCAAATTTAGTGGTGACCTGTTGGTTGCTTCAAACTCAATTCCAAGATACGTAAACAAAGAAACAGATCCAGATTCCAGAAGCAGAACTTTTAGTGGTTCTTTTGATAATTCTTATGAAATTACAATTACTGACCATGGTTTCTTTAGTGGTCAAGCAGTTTATTATCAACCAGGTGTCACCAAAACCACAACAACCACTCCTGATGGAATCAAGGTTGTAACAGAAACTGAAAGTAAGTTTGCCAGCGTGAACGCTGGTCCATTTTACATTAAGAGAGTTGATGCAAACACCATTAGTCTTGCGAGAAGTAGATCTGACATTTATGCTGACAAACTCGTTCTTCTAAACGGGAGTGTCGAAAATAATAAGATTACTCTTTATGAATTCAATGAAAAGACCGTAAGACCCCAGTCACTTTATAGAGAGTTTAAGACTCCAGAGAATGAAAACATTGTTTCTGTGACTGACTTTGGTCACATTGGAATGTTGATCAATGGTGTTGAGATTATTAACTATAAGTCAAGAGACAACATTCGTTATGGAGAAATCCAATCGATTTCCGTTGACAGTGGTGGAGAGGACTATGATGTAATCAATCCTCCTTATCTTCATATTGAGGACACAGTTGGAACTGGTGCAACAGGAACTTGTTCTGTTATGGGTTCATTGGACAGGATTGAAATCATTGATCCTGGTTTCGATTATCAAGAAACACCAGTTATAAGAATTTTGGGTGGAAATGGAACTGGTGCTGTGGCAAGAGCCAACATGACTTCGGTTTCGCATTCAGTTTCTTTCATCGCTGACTCTGGATCAACTGACATCAATCTCACCAACAACACAATCGGATTCTCAACTTTCCACAAGTTCAGAGATAATGAAGGTGTCGTTTATGTGACAAACACATTGACTGCAGTTGGTGGTCTGAGCACTGGTGCTCAATATTATGTTGGTGTTGTTGATGCTTCAACAATTAAACTCTATAAGACGCCACTTGACTCAAACTCAGGAATTAACACCGTTTCTTTGACCTCTTATGGTTCTGGAACTCAGAGTCTCAAGTCTGGATCACTGAAGAGAGTTATTTCTGAAATTATTGTTTCCGACGCAGGAAGTGGTTACTCAAACAACCAAAAGAGCATTCCAACAACTTCTGGAATCAACACTGCTCTAAATCAATTTAACATTCCGAATCACGGTTTTGGTTCTAAGGAAATCATCAAGTTCACTCCAACTGGAGATGGTGTTCTTGGTCTTTCTTCAACCAAAGATTATTATGTCCACAAAATCAACAACAACTCGTTCTCTGTAAGTGAAGTTGGAGTTGGTTCAACTGCTGTTGATTATTTTTATGACAACAACCTCTATGTCAACGTTGAAACAGAGGGAACTGGTTCGTTTAATTATAAACCAATCACAGTCACAGTCGATGGTGTAACTGGAGTTTCAACCAGAACTGGACAAGATTTCAATGCTGTCGTTCAACCTGTCTTTAGAGGTTCGATCACATCATTCGATGTTTCCTCGACTGGTGTTGGTTATGGTTCATCTGAAGTTCTGAACTTTGACAGACAACCCACGATCACATTCGTGACTGGTGCTCAAGCAAATGTCACTCCTGTAATCACCAATGGGCAAATTGTTGAAGTTGTTGTAAACAACAAAGGTTATGGTTATAATTCTCCACCAAAACTTACCATTAACACAAGCAGTGGAAGTTTTGCAGTTCTGACTCCAATTATTAACAATGGTCAATTGGTTGAAGTTAAAGTTATCAAGGGTGGTGCAGGTTACTCGATTTCTGACACTTCCATTACAGTTACTCCTTCTGGATCATCTGCAAGAGCGTTTGCTAAAATCAGAAACTGGACTGTTAACCGCTTTGCAGAGAGTTTCGAGACCATTAAATCCGATGATGGATTTATCACACAAAATATCAATAATTCGAATCTTCAATACTCTCATATGTATGCTCCCCGCCCTCTGAGGGAGTCTGTTTATGGGATCAGCGGAACAAATGCTGATAACAACGTTTATGGTGTTGCTGATCTAATAACTTCATCTGGTAATGAAATTGCCAGCAATTATCACTCACCAATCATTGGTTGGGCATATGATGGAAATCCAATCTATGGTCCTTATGGATTCTCCAATGCTGATGGTTCTGGTGTAATCAGAAGAATGATCTCTGGATATGAGTTGGGTTCGATTTCTGGACTCAATGCAGGAAATGAACCACCAGTCAGCGTTTGGTCAAATGGATTCTTTGTTGAGGATTACATTTACACAGGAAACGGTGACCTCGATGAGCACAATGGACGTTTCTGTATAACACCCGATTATCCAAATGGGGTTTATGCTTATTTTGCAACAATCAATGATATCGTTGATTCTACAGGACCTTTTGAAAATTATAAGAGACCAGCATTCCCTTATTTGATTGGAAACACATATCGTTCAGTACCAAACGATTTCAACTTCAAATCAATTTCTAATCAGTCTGATTATGATGTTGCTTCTCAAGGTTGGTTGAGAGAAACGACATCATACCACACAAACAGTCCAAGAAGTGAATATAATTATTTGTTCGATTCTTCCAAAGTCGTCAAGCAATCGATTGAGATCACAGCAACATCCAGTGGTTCAAT